TCGAGCATTAACAATCTTTGTAGGCTCGTTAGTCTTAGGGTCAATCAATCTAAAGTCTGCATCTTCTTCAACAGCTTTTAAAAACTCATTGGTAATGTTGATACCGTTATGAAGATTAAGATTTTTACGATTAATATCTCCACCTGATTCTTTACGCATGTTGATGAACTCTTCAATCTCTGGATGAGATATGTCCATGTATGCAGCGTAAGAACCACGTCTTGTAGTGCCTTGGTTAAAGGCTAACATCTGTGAATCTACGACATGAATGAAAGGAATTGAACCAGTAGAACGACTCCCGTGAGTAGTAGATATACCGTTACTCCTAATGTCACCCCAATATCCACCAATACCTCCACCCGAAGATGCCAACCATATATTTTCATCATAGTGATCTGATAAACCAGTCCTGCTATCAGGTACATAATTAAGGAAACAGCTAATAGGAAGCCCACGACTTGTTCCCCCGTTGCTAAGTATAGGAGTGCTAAACATGAACCAGCAATTGGAACTGTAGTGATAAAGCCTTTGAGCCAATTCAAAGTCTGTGTGACCTTTGTATGTAGCTGCGAAGACTGATGCTCTTGCAAAGGCTTCTTGTGCATGTGTTTCTTCATCCCATAAATACCTATCTTTTAATGTGTCAAGACTAAACTTGTCTAGTAATTTTTCATTACTATAATTAATTTTTATACCAAGATAATCCTTGATACCTACTTTATCTTCCATTATATTTCCTTTCTTTTAACCACAACCATATAAAAAATAAAATTAAAGCTGGTTGTAAAAATACAAAAATTACAATATTAGCTAACATATATCCTAGTCCGGTAACGTCTCCTATAACTTCTAACACTTCTACACACCAGTAAAAAAAATCTTTTATAATTGGTCTTAAATATTCTTTCATTATTTGTTCTCTATGTCGTGTACGTAAAGCATTATTATAGCATAATGTAATATTTTAAGCAAGTCTTTTCTGTTCTTTCCTTCTTTATTTCCATAACGTTTAGCATACTTCATAATGTTACCAAGAGTAAACCCCTCACCGTGTCCCGAATCAATAATAACATCGGTAGCCTGATATTTATCGGATGCATAATGCTGACTGTATGTAGCATCAATGTATCCTTTAACCTCTTGTAATAATTTATCTTCATTAAATTTATAATTAGTCTGTTTCATTTTTCCATTCCTTCGGTAAAGTCTCTTCACTATACCATGTAAAATTATTTGTTTCAGCCCATTCAGCATGGGTACGTTTTGTTCCATCTTTCCTTACCTTTGCTCCCGGCATAGGAGAGAAAGGTTTTTGAAATAAAAATATTAACTCAGTATTTTTAGGCAAGGCTTTTCTAATATGAATATATTTACTGTACTCAGCGTGGTCCCAAAACCTACCTTTAGCTTCCAATAAAATTGTTTTACCATTTATTTCTCTAACAAAGTCAGCTTCGTATTTATGTTCAACAACATATTGTATGACATCCCAATGGTGTTTCCAGTCTTGAAGTATTCCTAAATGAATGTCATACTCCCAACGACTATCATATCCTTTAGGTACGTTAATCTTTTTGGGTCTAGGTTTTCTAGGTACTCTTCTAGGCATTGATAAACCTGTGAGTTATCTCTTCAACTTTAGGTTCTCTTACTGTTTTGGTAAGATACGATAGACCTTTAGAGTATTCAAAGACTCTCAAACCTTGACCATCGTTAGCATCTTTATGACACTCAAATTTATGGGGACACCATGAACAACCCCTAGCAATTTTAAAGTTGCCTGATGTACCTTCAGGTACTGGTTCGTAACAAAAGTCAGGGATGGTTTTGCTTTTTATTTCAGACTTAACCTTATTTATTTTAGCACCCACGTTGGGTTTGTCAAGCTCTTGAGGTTTAAAAAGTGCTAATTCTCCTGTCTCTTTATTGATTGCTAAGAATCCACCGTTACTTGTACCCTCTGCTTTTTCATACCCAGCAAGTTGAGCCATGTAACCAAACGGGTCATCCTCTGCAAGAGTACCGTTCTTAAACTTTTGAAATGCATAGTTAGATGCTGATTTAATATCAACAACTTCACCATCTATCTTACAATCCATGTGTCCAAGAATACCATTTACTTTGATTTCTTTTTGCTCATCAGTAACTTCATGACCACCAAGTTCTGTTAAAAACAAGACGACTCTTTCAAGCAAGTGCCCATACAAAAACTTAATCATAGTAGGTGCAGTGAATCCTTTTTGTTCTCGTTTAGAGTTCATGTCAAACCATAATTGTCTGTTAGGTTTTCCTATGTTAGACATCCTAAGTGTTGGTTTACTATCAGGTCTTGGTGTAAGCCAATCTCTTAAAGCTTCCTTCATGTAATTACCAAAGTCTTCTATCTGTTCGTCAGTCACTTCAAGAGCTTTGTTCTGACCAAGTAGTTCTACTTTATCATATATGTCTTGGACTACTGTATCAAGCTGTTTCTTTTTCATGTTCTTCCTCAGTTATGCTATCAATTAATTTTATCGCATCTTTTATTTTCATTTTAAACCACTCACCATTTCTAGCTTCAGCTTTTGTTTCACATAGTTTATGTGCTTTAACTTCAGCTTTTCTTCTATTGTTAAAATACTTTGAATGTTTTAGTTCATAGTCCCTGTAAGGACTAGAGGTTTGGTATTGATTACATCTATCTTTGGCATCAATAGCCATTCCAATTTTAACCCAGCCTTTCCAAGCTTTGTTTGTAATAACATAAACCTGTCCTTCTTTGGTTAGTGGATATTTGGCAAGAGAACTAAACGCAGCATCTTCAAAAGTTTTATATCTTCCCGGTTTATGTAGGGGATGAGACCTTGAAATATATGCTCCGTTTACATACATATTGGAATCTAAATATGTTATATAACAATCTTTACAAATGTAGTCCTTTCTTTTTAAACGATGTTCATCATAGTTTTCATTTAAAACTAATTCAACATCACAATGGTTACAGTTTTTATTAATGTGTTTCACTCCAATCTCCTCCTATTTTATATTCACCGTCAAGAGGACATCTCATATCAAAATATTCTCCTGCCTGTTTTAAACTATCTACTGCTAGTTGTCCTACCTTGTTAGCGTTACAGGCTGGTACTTCAATCTGCCATTCGTCATGGATGTTAGCAACAAACTTATGTGGTACACCACTAAGCCTGAGTCTAGCATCTAATATTTCTAATCCTTTTTTCATGACAATAGCACCACCACCTTGAAGTAAACTATTTAAAGCAGCATGTTCACTTCGTATGTATATCTTTCGACCATCTAATCCTTTGAGGAATCCTCTTTTCGCAGCTCGTTGAACCTTGTCCTTAAGAGCTTTAAGTGTGGGGAGATTGTCGAAAAAACGATCTTTAAGTTCTCTACCTTTTTTTCTTGATCCTCCAACCACGCTTCCAATTTTTGCATCTCCTGCTCCGTATATAAGTGCATAGATGAAAGTCTTTGCTGTATCTCTTGATTCAAGCCCTGCAAGTTTTTGATTAGTCGTGTGTATGTCTCCGTTGACAACTTCATTTATATACTCCTCATCGTTCATATAGTGTGCTAACATTCTAAGTTCTAATCCTGAAGCATCAACTCCAAGTAAAACATTCCCCTCATCTACAGTCCAACAGGCTCTACACTCTTTACCATAAGGACTGTATACTGCTGGTACTTGAGCTACGTTTGGGTGGTTGTGAGACATACGACCAGTAATAGTTCCGTTAGGTATTACTGAACCATGTACTCTACCATCTTCTTCAACTGCATCCAACCAAGATTGTATCTGAGCAATACGCTTTTGATACAATAAAAAGTCTGCAATTAATTTGGCTTCATGTATATGAGTAATCTTTTTGAGAGTACCCTCATCTACAATCGGCTGACCTGTAGGTGTAAATCTATTTGGTTTCCAACCAAAGTCTATTAAGTATTCACCAATCTGTTTACGACTACCGAGATTAAAAGGTTTAAGTTCTTGTCTCATAAACGGTTTATAACTACCACTTTCAATTAGTTTGTTGTATTCTTCAGCAGTCAAACCTGACTTAGATAACTCACCATCCTTTTTAATTTTTGGTGTCACTAATTTAACATCAGTCATTTTAGGTTTGAACGTACTTTGTACTTCGTTTGTTACTTCATACATCTTAGCTTTAAGATCAGCCAGTAATATTGTAGCCTTACGTTCATCAAACTTAAATCCGTTATTTTCTTGATCAGATATAATAGATGCTATTCTATGTTCAAGAGCAATTGACTCTTCACTAAAACCTGTTTGTTCTCTAAGTAAAGCGAAGTAAACTAACTCATTTAATCTTACATCATTACAACAGTACTCAAGCATTTGAGGTGTGTACTCATCAAAGTCTATAGGTTGTTCTTGCTTTGCAAAGTTTACACGATAACCCCACGTTTTTA